CACGAAGTCGAACATTCTGGAGACGGGGATAAACTGATCCTTCACATCGGTGTTGCCGGGGTAGCAGGCGGTGTAATTGTTCCGCGCCGTCCAGCCCATGGACATGAAGTTCAGCGCCGTCACGATGCCATAGCCGGCGATGATGTTGGTCTGCTCGAAGGTCAGGCTGATTTCCGTTCCGTCCTCCAGACAGCAGCCGTCCATCTTGAAGTTCTTGTTGGAGGGACTCTCGTAGGGCAC